ATATCCTTAGTTTCCCGCTGCTTGGTAAATCTTGGGTCTTCGACCTAAAACAGAAGCTGGAAGACGGATCTCATCGTGTAACTACATGGACTATTGCGCCCTATTCCATGTGCTACAGACTTAACAGAGACTTCCTATACGGATTCGCTGGCACTGTCGGTAAAGCCTCTACGCTCTACACAGACGATGGCGCACAGTACGAAATGTCTTACATCAGCAGCCACCTTCACGGAGAAGACATTGCATTCGAGTCTATCTTAAAGTTCCTGCGGCTTACAGGTTATGGGGGTAGTAACTATCTAATTAGATTCTTGTGGGGTACAAACTATGCTGGACTTTCTTATCAAGCACAAACGCGCTTCCCTGCTAAGGGAGCTACTTCTGAATACAATGTTTCTGAGTACGGTATTGGAGAGTATGGTTCTGATGTCACTGTTATTCGCACAGTACGGCAAAATCTGAGCCACTACGGTAGAGTCTTTCAGATCGGAATCCAAGTACCCATCAAAAACTATCCATTTAGTATTCAACAGGTGGACGTGTTCACCAAGAAAGGAAGGATCAGCACAACATGAGCGACTATACCAAGACAGTTAACTTTGCAGCTAAGGATGCTCTTATCACAGGTGACCCTGCGAAGCTTATCCTTGGGACTGCGCTGAACACAGAGTTTGACAACATTGCCACAGCTATCTCATCCAAGCAGGACGCTAGCGGGGCTACATACTCGTCTATCACCCTTTCTGGTACGAATACCTTGTCTGGGACTCTTAGTGGTTCCGGTACGATTGATGGAGGGACATTCTAATGCCTCGTCTCGACAACACAAATAGCGCCTTGACTGAACAAATCTGGCAGCAATTCCAGGCTCAGAATCCCGGCGCAAGTTGGGCAGACTTTCGCGCTGCCTTTCCGATTAATACTGAAGTTACACAGCAAGCTACACCACAGGGCACGCAGTGGATTCCTGTGCCTTCCCAGTTCCAGTCTGGTATGCTTACTGACCAGCAACTCAATCCTTTGAACCCCAACTTTGAAGGCTCTCAATACAGCCGTGTAGCGGGTCAGGATGACCAGTGGTATGCTGGGAACTATGCTGCATACCTCCAAGCCCAGAACGGGGCTCAGGCGGGCTTTAATGAAGCCCTACAGGGTGTTCTGACACCGGAGGAGTGGGAAGCTTTGCAGATGGTACAGCTTGGTAATCATTCGTGGTTTCCTGGCGGTGGTCCTATCACCTACGGGATGTCGTCCATTGATCCTCGCGAATACCTTCAACAGAAGTTCGGCACATGGGATATTAATCAGATTGCTCAGGCTAAAGGTGTTCCTCTGATGCCTACGCTGGATCAGGGCAACCAGCAAGCCAAGCCCTATAACGACTATCTGGAAAGCCTGAAGACACTGCGTAGCCAGATTCCTACCCCTACGCCGTCTTTTCCGACAGCATCACCGATCAGCAGCGGGACGGTGATGCAAGCTCCGATGATGACCCCGCAATCACCTTTGACTACTAATCAGCCTCAGATTACATATCCCACTGTTGGGGATTCATCTGCATGGCAGGCTCAGAATGCTGTGCAGACTCCGATGCAGCAGAGGATGTCGGCTAACGGTATGCTCTACAGCTAAGGATAAATAATGGCACTGAAAGACCAACTGGCTCAAGCTGCCGCTAAAGTCGGCAAGATTACCACCGTTCCTGGCGCAGAAGGTGGAGACACAACTTACAAGACTGCCGATGGGGCCTATGCTGAAAAGGTTGGGCAAGATCGCTTTAGAGTCCCTATTCTTGCCAACGTAGATCAAGACGGCACAGGCGGCAGGGGCGCTTATTGGGCGGAGTACGATAGTCAAGGCAATATCGTCCGTGAACCTTACTACCAGCAAACCACTAACCATGACTGGAGCGGCTTAGTTGCCTTTGCTGCCACTGCCTTGGGTATGAGTGCGCTGGCTAACGCAGGGCTTGGTGCTGCTGCGCAAACCTCCAGCATTGCTGACCAACTCATCGCTGCTGGTGTGGACCCTGCGCTGGCGGGCACACAGGCAGGCAGTCTAGTCAATGCTATCGGTACAGGTTCTTTGGCGTCTATTGGTGCTGCTCTAAAGGCTATTCCCTCCGCAGCATTAGGTGCCATTAAGGCTTTTCTTCCTGATAGTGTGAAGGGCATTGTTGATAATCTTACTGGCTCTGGGATGTTTGGTCTAGCCGGTGACGTTATTGGCGGTAGTCAGTTGCTCGGGGCTTCTAACACAGCCGCCGATGCTCTGAATACTCTCGGTAACCAGAACTTCAATGATTATATCCAGCACGCACAGAACATCGACAACCGTACTCAGGGCATTGGGAACACGCTAAACAGTCGCTACAACGCTCTTGGTACCACAGCCTCTGGGATGCTCGGTGATCTTGCTACACAGGCTAAAGGTGACTACAATGCCCTGGGAACTGCTGCGGCTGGGACGTACAATGGGATCGCTGGTGGCACTAAGACTGCCTACGACAATCTCTTAACTGATGTCAAAGGGACTACGGAGAAGTTCACTCCCTGGAACGTTACCACCAACGTCGGTTCGACCAACAAAGGGCTATTCACTCCTACTGTTGGCACACAGAACGTCTCCGATCAGGCAACTGCTGCGGCGGGGTCATCCTTTGGTGCTGCGAACAACATCGACGTTAATAACCTCGCACAGCAGAAGTTTGGGCAGCAAAAAGCTATGCTGGCTCCGTATGATGCACAGGAGTTGGCTAAACTGCGTGCCAACCTTCAAGCCACTGGCCGTACCGGTGCTGCGTCTAATGCCACAGGGCAGGCTATCAGTCCTGAGTTGGCTGCGTACTACTTGTCGAAAGGCACCCGCGATGCTGGGCTGTTGACCAATGCCGATCAGGCTGCATTGGCTGTTCGGGGTGGTCTTATCAACCAAGGTTCTGCTGCCTCTGGTGTTCCTCTTAACATTGCGCAGGCAGGCGTGCAACAGATCGGCGCAGGCGTCAATGCCGGGGCTACACAGGCCAACACCAATAATAACCTTGGTCAGATGCTTGGTAGTCTTGGTAGTCGTGGTATTGATGCTGTTACTCAGGCTCAGTTGCACGGTGCAGATCAGACGCTTCCGATCTTCCAGAATGCTGTATCTGTTCCTCTTGGACTTCAGCGTGCTGGTATCGACACGTTGTTGTCGCAGGGCAACAAAGGTCTTGATGCTCTTACCAGCCAACTCAATACCGGGACTGAAGCAATTTACAATACCGGTAATCGTGCAATCCAGGCCAAGTATGGTAACTTCCTCAAGAGTATTGAGCAGCGTTACCAAGGCAACTTCCAGAAAGCTGCGTTGCTTACCAAACTCTTCTCCAGTCTTGGTGGGATGACACAGAAAGCTTCGCAGGCGGCTTCTCAGGGAGACGTTACTGGCTTAGTAACTGAGTTGCTTGGTGCTGGAATGCCCGCGAATACTATTCGAGACGTGCTGGCGAGTGACGCCACAGGAGCCGCGCACGATATCAATAGCATCTTTGGCTACGGCGAAGCCCTCTACTAAGGAAAAACATGGCTATGGAACAATCTCTCTTCGGCCCTAGTGCCGCATCTGTGCAGGATCAGTTGCTCCAGCAGGATGCAGCCTTTGGTAACAACCTAACTCCTACAGGTCTTGCTACAGCCATTGGTGGCTCTGCTGGGCGGCATATTGGCAACCTTATGGGCATGGAAGACCCTAGGGTTGCTGAAGCCAAGGCTGTGCAGGAAGCTGTGCAGGAACTCCGCAGTTCCGGCGTAGACATGAACGATCCTGCGGAATACTTCAAGAAGATGGCTGGTATCTTCGGTGCTAAAGGGCTGACTAAGCAGGCTGAGATGGCTGCTGCCAAGGCTTTGGAATATCAGACGAAGAAGGAAGAGCGTGCGGACAGAGAAAGTCAGAGGAAGTATAAGCTGGACGAGCATACTCTGGCGATGGAGAAGCACTATGTTGACCTTGCTGAGGCCAAAGTTAAACTTCAAGCCGCTTTAGCAAAAAGTCTGGGTAAACCTTGGAAAGCAACAGTAGATGCTTTCATCGAAAAGCACGCCACGTCTTATACACCGGATTCACTGGCTGATTACGTCAAAGCCATGAATGATTCGGAAGGCAACCAAGAAGAAGCCCTTCGTAAACTAGCCCTAAAGGATAAGGCTAAATGGGGTCCGTTGTTTGAACGCACTGTGGCGGGAGAGACTCAATTACTACAACAAGATGCTATTACTGGTGCTGTGGCTAATCGTGGTTCGGCGGCACCCAGGATTACCAACACTGTCAATGGAGCGCCGACGTTTGACAAACTCCAAGTCAATCGTGAACGATATGTGACAGAAACAAAACCGTATAACGAAGTTATTCGTAATGCACAATCTGCTTCCCAACTAATCGATAATGCTGTAAATAATCCCGCTGCGCTTGGACCCGCTCGGCACGCCTTTGCTTCAGTGTTCAAAGTTGACTCTCAGATGGGTAAGAAAGAGATTGAACAACTTGTTGCCAGCGGTGACCTTCCTGGCCGTTTAGCACAGCAAGTCTGGGGGTTTTTAAGCGGCCAACTAACACCAACTAACGCTGCTGCTATGAAAGAAGCACTGGCTGTACGTGAACGTATTGCAATGTCCAAGAAAGCAAAGGTTCAGCAGGTTTATCGTAACCGAACAGATTTAACTAAGTCTGATATGGACTTTGTTACCTCGGATGCTGAAGAAGTAGATTCTTCTGTTGAACCTGCCAAGCCTGCTACACCTTCTGGAATGGTTGGAACTACCTCCAAAGGCACTAAATACGAAATCGTGAGGCCCTGATGCCTGAATACAAAATCAATGGAGTAACTGTTCGATCAGAGGCTCCTTTGTCGGACACAGAGATCGATGAGATCGCTGCGTCGCAGGCTATCCAAGGAATCTCTTCTCGCGGGCAGCGGATTGCTGCTCCGTCCTCGGGGGAGTACATCGAAGATCGCGCCAAAGCTGGTTTAGTCCAAGGAACTGACTGGCTATCTACGTTCATGTCCGCCCTGTACGGCGACAAAGATCCCTTCTCTGTTGGAACCAAGAAGGGCCAGGAACTGGGGGCCAGTATTGGTTTCAAAGACTACAAGGAACCTGACTGGCTAACCGGTGCTGCTGGCGCTGCTGTCGAAGGCGTTACCAATCCATTTAACTATCTCTTTGGTGACAAGAACATTCTCAAGAATGCAGCGTCTAACCTAGTACCCGGAGCGGCAGCCTATATTGGTGGTAAAGTTGGTAAAGAACTTGGTGGCGACACAGGCGAGGTCGCTGGCAGCGTCTTAGGCGGCATTACAGGCGGAGCAGCCAATACCGTCCTTGGCCGTGTTCCTAGGGCCGTTTCAGCAGCCTCTACAGGCACACTGAAGGGTATGGAATGGGTCAAAAGTAAAGGTGCCGAAGAAGTCACCAAGAAGGCTTCGTTACTGGCTGAACAGCACATCAAGAATATCGTTCGTGCTGCTGCCGAGTTCGACCCTAACATTCGTACTGAGATTATGAAACTCCAGTCTCAGGCTAATGTCACAGGTGAAACTCTTCCTATTTCGTCTATTGCTGAAAACCCTGTCATCAAGGCCGCTATTGGGGCTATGGCGTTCAAAGACCCGAAGTTCGCTGGCGCCTATACTAAACAGTTCGAAGCTGCCAAGACTGCTTTAGTGAAGGAAGCCGGAGATACCTTTGGTGATCCTGTCGGCGCCAAAGACGCTATCGAAGGCATCCTTGAACAGTATGCTAAAGAAGCCCCTGATGTGTTTTCTATCAAAGCACTTCAGGATCAGAAGTTAGCGGGAATGGATAAGCAGTTGTATAACACTTCTGCGGCTCTTGCCCCGGCCTACAATGCCCCCACCACAGAGGGACGTGTTGCCAGACTATTAACAATGAAGCCTGAAGCGATCAGTCCGAGGTCTAAACCTTTCTGGGACGCTGCTGATGCTAAGGCTAAAGAACTCGATGTCTTTATGCCCGAGAACGGAGTCAGGGAAATCTATCACGAAGTCGGCAGCGAGACTAAAGAGAAAATCTTTGAAAAGTTCCCCAGCATCTTAGCAAAGGTTCGCTCACAGTTTGCTCCTGTGGTAGACCCCCAGAATCCGGCAATGCGGCAATGGAATCCCGCAAGTTACGACGAAGTTCGTTCCTTACAACGGGAAATTGGAACACAGATTCGCAGCCTGAATCCCCGTAGTGAAACTTATGGGACAGATAAACGAGTGTTGTCGGAACTTGCTGCTTCTGTGGATGATAAGGTATCGCGGTACTTTCCTAAAGAAGTTGTTGAGCCTCTCACCAAAGCCAGGACTCAATACGCTTTCGATGCTACGTTGAAAAACATGCAGGAAAACGTGTTCAACGAGAAAGGCATTCTGGATATTCCTAAACTGGAAAAGTGGCTTAGAGATCCTGAGAATCGTTCAGCTGTGCTGAATATTACTGAACCGACCACAGGAACGAAACTCAACGACAAGATCGGTTCTACTTTCACTGCCGTGTCTAAATTACTTAATGAACGCGAAGAACTTGCCAGCACGTTCACAAAACTCCAGCAAGACAAGATCGCTGAAATTATGAACATGACTCCGCAAGCTATTGTAAACAAAATCTACACAGACGGTAGATTCACCAAGACTGTGTTGGACAAGTTTGAGCGTTCTCCTGAAGCACTCAATGCTCTTCGGTCGTGGATGTTGGATGATGTTATCATCTCTCCGCAGTCTGTCAAGACCTTGACTGAAGACAAGAACAAGGTTGCTGCCTTTGCTCGTGTCTTTGGTATGACGTATTTAGAGAAGGTTCGGAAACTGGCTGAAGTGGCTGATACGCTGAAGCGTAATCCTGCCGACATTGGGCATGATCTTTCCAGTGCTCCTAAAGACGTTCTGGAACAACTTATTCCAGGTGTGCCTATTCCTATGGTGGCGTCTAGACTCCGTAATCCAATCATGTCTACCAAGCAGGCTGTTGTGGAGCTTCTGTCTCGCTCCATGGCTGCCAAGACGGAACTGAGTTATGAAGCCCGACTAAAAGACCTTCTCCTAGATCCGAAAAAGATCAACGAAGTTCTAGACGACCTGAACATCGTCAACGAAGGGGGCACAATAACTCCTAAGTCGGCTCTCGCTAAAGCATTAGAGTTTGGTATCAAATGGGGCGTCATCACCCATCCGACCACCATTGGCAATCACTTAGTCAGTGGCGGAATGGTTGGAGCGACGCAGAAACGTGATTAACTTCACCGAAACTCTCTCCAACCCTAACGTCCAAGCCTTCCTGCGTGTTATCAGGGCTGGGGAGACTTCACAGAATGACGTAGCCTACCGGATGATGTTTGGTGGTGGGTTATTTGATGACTTCTCCCACCACCCCAATATCGTCAATGAGGCTGTAGGACTGCATAGCACTGCTGCCGGGGCATATCAGTTCCTCTACCGTACTTGGCAGGCTCTCTGTGCAAAGTACGACTTCCCCGACTTCAGTCCGCATAGCCAAGACTTGGGAGCTATCGCCCTCATCATTGGCAGAGGAGCAATAGATGACGTTCAAGCTGGAAGATTTGACGAAGCAATCGCCAAGTGCAACAAAGAATGGGCTAGCCTTCCCGGAAGCCCTTATGGACAGCCTACTAGAACTCTGTCCTCTCTGCGCGAGGTTTATGTCCGTTATGGTGGAACTCTGGCTAGCGGCACTGTACAGTCGGAGACTGTGACCGATACTTCGGACAAACCAGCCCCTATTGTCGAAAGTAAGCCTGTTTTCACAAGGAAGCCTACCGTGGAACCACTCAGTATTCTCTCTTTGGGCATCACAGCCCTATCGAAGCTCGTCCCTGCCCTGTCTCAGATGTTCCCTGGCGGGGAAGTCGCTGAACGTAACGCCAAAGCCGCCACAGTCCTCCTAGAGACTGCGAAGGACTCCATCAAGGCTGTGAACACACAGGACTTGGTGGCCAAGATCGACACCGATCCGTCCACTCACGCAGCCATCATTGACTCCATCGGCACCTTGGTTGAGGTGGGAGGCGGTATCCCTGCTGCCGCTACTCGGGCTGTGGAAATGCAAAAGGCTGGACCGCTTTACAGCAACCCAGCCTTCATTATCACGCTTCTGTTGTTTATCCCGGTCTACATGGTTATCGCTTCTATCCTCGGTCTTGTAGGGACTGTGGTGTGGGACGATAACGTCAGGATGCTCGTTGTGGGGATTGTGAGCAATATTGTGTCTGGAACAATGGGCTTTTTCTTGGGATCTAGTTTTGGTTCACAACAAAAAACACTGATGTCGGGAAAGTAAGTGCCATACAAAGATATTGAAAAGAGGCGAGAAGTGACTAGGAAGTGGCGGGAACGCAATCCTAACGCTTTCCGAGAGTGGTCTGCTAAGAACCCAAACTACTATAGAGATGTTCGCGTCAAAAACAGAGCAAGACTCAGAAAAAATGATGCCGCTAGATCAGCGGCACAGAAACTTCGTAAACCTGGGTGGTTTTCAGAATTTGATGATCTTGTATGGACAGAAGCAATGCACTTATGTATCCTTAGAGAAGCTTCTACAGGAATGAAGTGGGAAGCAGACCATATACTTCCTCTTCAGGGAAAGCTTGTCTCTGGTCTTCATGTATGGAATAACTGCCAAGTTATTCCAAGAAGTGTTAATCGTTCTAAAGGAAATAAGTACACTCCTTAACCAAGTTTCCTTAGTAGTGACCCTTAGCCCTCTTCGGAGGGCTTTTTTATTGCCCGGGACGAATCTTAATCAAGTTGGAAACATAGTGAATATGCTGTCCTTTGCTGTCGTTCAGATACAGTTTCTTGTTTTCGGTATCCACACGCTCAACAGTGCGTCGTTCAAGGTAGACAGATCTTCTTCGTATACAAGGATAAATAACATGATCTCCTTCAACGAGAGACTGTCCTAGAAAGTCTTTGAACATACATTTCCATCCATAGAAAGTTAATAGAAAGTGGTGCCGCTGGAAGGAATCGAACCCTCATCTGAAGATTACAAATCTACTATTCTTCCGTTGAACTACAGCGGCTAGAAGCCACGTAAAAGGGCTGGTTGGTATGTGGGTACCTACCCCACCCTTCACTTGCCTTCTAGGGGCCTTTTAGAGCCTCCTAGAGGCATTCTTGGTTACACCCAAGCCTTGACAATGCTGACATTCTCCAGACAGTTCCTCAGAATAGCCTCATGAGCCTCTTCGTAGGTATCGAACTGCGTAGCATGGGCAGCCGACTGGACACGAATACCCTTGTCTGTCCAGAACCGTCCAAAGGCAGAGTTCTCCAGGATTTCGATGATGAAAACAACCTTCTCTTCGTAAAGAGAAACAGGATCAATTTTGGGAGCTTCTTTGCGTGCCATTGGGGTCTCCTTTGTTCTGATAGGTAATATCCCCACCACCGCCACTACCGGCAGTAGAAAACCAGTAGGGGTAGGTTGGATATGGGGTATAGGGTGTGCATGGATTATATGGATACCGGTAGCCAGTAAGTTCGTGGCCGCAGTGTGGGCAGTAGTTCATTTCATCCCCTTGTTAGATTTCTGTTGCTCACTGATAGCAATGGCGATAGCCTGCTTCCTGTTCTTCACCACTGGTCCGGTCTTGGACCCGCTGTGAAGATCACCCTGCTTGAATTCGTGCATAACTTTCTGCACCTTGGCTTGTTTCGGTCGTCCTTGTTTCATGGTGTAGCATCTCCTAGATCGTTGTGGTCGTCAGTGTCGATTACGTCATTAAGAAAGATCATGATACGGATGAAGAGAAGGTGGATAGTGATGATAAAGGGACTGTCTTCCTCTTCGTTGAAGTATTCCAGTCCTAGGACTAGTCCGGTGATAAACTCCAGCTTGATTACGAATGGCACTGGTTAGACTCCACAGCTTCCTCCCTTACCTGTGATTTTATTTCTAAAATCTTCAACAGCATCTAGTGCAGTCGTAAATTGACTTCTTTTTCTTTCCCCCAAGTGTTCCCACAAGCAGTCGGCTACCATAATACAGTCCTCTTGTTTATAGCAATCCCAGGACCATATTTCTCTAGTCTTTGCTTTATAGACTTTACCGTAACCAACAATATCCCGAAACTGTCTAAGAAGTTCTGGATACTTTTGGGAAAGATTCATTCGGATGTACCAATATTTATCCCGCTCTGCTTTAAGAATAGAAGTACAGCCTTCCCCGTCAAAGAATCCAGCCGCCCAAGCACGCCAATAACCATCAGATTCCACAAATGCCTCCTTTACAAACTTCGGCGTTCTCTTCAAAGGTTACGCCTTTGTGTTGTTTTGCCTCTTCATAACTAACCTCAGTGATGGGCTGGCCTCCGCGAGCAGAGTCTGGATAGCAGGTAAACCCGCGCAGACGATGAGCATACTTACTAAGAAGAGTTGCAAACCGTACAACAGAATCTTCATTGTTATCCTTACTTCCCCAAGGAGGAAGATTGATGGTGGAAGAGATGCTCATGTCAACATAGTCCTGCACATCTGCCTGGAACTTGATCCTACGCTCAAAGTCATGGCTCAGTCTGTATGCAGTGTCGATACTCTCAGGCGCAATCCCGTAGGACTGGATGAGTTGTTCAGCTGTACTGTCAACCACAAATTGATAACGCCACTTGGTTCCATCAGTAAGGAACCTCCGCTTATACGCAACGGCGAAGAGAGGTTCGATTCCTGTAGTAGTTCCTGCAAGGATTCCGATGGTCCCAGTAGGGGCGATTGCGCGGTAAGCCACGGGCCTGCTGATGAAGAACCTGTCGCAGTGTTCGTCTGCTGCTCGTTTACTTTCGTCACGATACACCTCTAGCCATTTATGAAGCTCTGGAGTTACTTCGTATCCTTGTCCTCGCTTGAGAAGCCACTCGTGAATACCCATAAGTCCAAGTCCAAGTCTACGATTTTTTTCCCTGACTTTATAGACTTTTTCGTAAGGCAAATCTGCCCGTAACGTGCCACAGACAAGGAACTTCGCAGCCAAGGAGACCACACTATGGAGTTCGTCCAAAGACGAAATATTACCAAGATTGATGCTGCCAAGATTGCATACGTCAGAGTCATCTTCAGACGTAACCTCTGTACAAGCGTTCCTAAGCGTCTCATTCTTCTTCGCTCCAAAGTTGAAGCTGAACCCAGGCTCTCCGGTCTTCATTGCTTGCAGGCAATTGCTCAAGAACAGGGAGTTCTTCGGCAAGGTTTCGATACTCCCGATATCGTCGTCGTAGTTGACGGAAATATTCGTCATGTCCAACGGGGCCGGAAAATTGAAGTCCTGTTGTTTCAGATCCCACAGCGTTACGTCCCCTGCTCGTTGGTTGTGCCAATCTTTGATTGTAAGGAATTGAGATACGTCTTCATGCGCGTGATTGAGCGATGCATAGATTGCACTTCTCCTAGAGCCGCCCTGCATGACATTGCGTCCAATTTCGTTGATCGCGTGCATAAGAGGGAGAGGTCCGCTAGCCTTTCCTCCAGTCCGTTTAAGTTGTCTACCAGCAGGTCGCAGGCGTGAGTAGTCAATACCAATTCCACCTCCTGTCATCAGGCAGGACATTGCCCGCCACGTTACGTTGCTCCACTCCTCCCGCGTATCTTCTTCAGCACGCAGCAGGTAACAGTTGTTGTAGGCTTTGTAGGGACGGCCAGCGTAGTACAGGTAGCGACCACCAGGGAGGAATTTCATTTCCTTGATGTACTGCGACAGTTGCTTCCTATCGTCAGACGACATTAGGACCGGAAGCGTTCCTTCGCGCGATCCACAAACGTCCTCAACCAGTCGGTCAACAAGAGCATCCCAAGTATCGCTAGGCCCTTGAGCATACTTCCTACGAAACGTATCCTCTGCAAAACTATTCCTAAACCGTTGTACTTCCATCAGAGATACCCTCGTTCGACAACAGGAACAAGATCACCAAACCTAAGAACGAAAGTGCCCTTACGATGCCTTTCCAGCCACTCTTTAGCGGCTTTATAAGTAGCTGCATACTTTACAGACTTCCATTCAAACTGCGACACAGGACTGTACCACTTATTAGGGAGATACCGTTTGATTTCTACAATGAAACAGCCGTCACTATCAATGATTCGATATTCCATTAGAACAATCCTTTCTTGTGTTTCTTGATCTGCTCAACAACGAAGTGCTTGAGTGTCTTGAAATTGATAGAGCCTTTGAGGTCTTTCTTCTGGTAGTCGTAGAGTTCTTCAACGATCACACAGCGGTAAACAGTCTCAATCAGTCGCGGAACAGCCTTGCTAGTCCAGCCACCAAGCTCATTGACGATCTTGTTGTATTCCTTCTCCACCAGATGGGAGGTAACAACATCCTCTGCCATCTTCTCTTCGTTGCACTTGCCACCGACTTCATTTGGCCCCATGACTGCGTGGAAGTCTTCCTTGAACCCATCAAGGACAAGCTTGGCCCAGCAGGTACGATGGAAGACGTTCTTGAAGCCGTACTTCTTGATGACGACACCCTCGCCATGCTCTGCATCATCAGTGAGCAGGAAGCGTTGTTTCTTCGCTTCGTGCAGGAACATCTCGTAGTCACCGTTGATGACGGTGGTGTAGCAAGGAATGAAATCCAGGCTGTACTCCAGCATGAGCGGCTGGTAGTCGTCGTAGTCTACGAACTCCCCGGTAAGGTTGTCGAACACATCGAAGACGTAGAACTTCCTCCAAGCATCATCCCTGTACCCTTTCAGGGTGTGGGGCACAAGCCACTCGCCGAAGAGACGATAGTGAGGAAACCGATCCAAGAACAAGCGATAGTTGTCACCGTAAGCGCCACACATTGTCGCCATGAAACCTGCGTTGTCCTTACCAAGACTAAGCTCGCGATTACGAGAGCCGTAGTGGTAGCGACCGCTAGACCGCCACATTGAAGCATTTGTGCCGTCGATCTTAGGAAAGACGTAAGTGCGTCCATGCTCGATTCCTTCTACCTCAGTGTTACCAAGCCTCTCAAGGTGCGGGTAACGAAGGAACTCTTCAATTCCATTCGTCGTAGTCGTATCCGTCAAAGTGCGAACCGAATCCAGCATTGTCTGAATCTCTTCCTTCGAGAAGGCTTCCATCGTCATCTCCATATAGCTCTTTCCTTAAGTAAGCTTCGCGTTCTTCAACCCTGTCCATGAACCGCCTGACAATCATGGCTGACTCTAGGTCAAGCAGTTCTAGGACGGTGATCTCATCGTAGGTGGCTAGGTCTTCTGCCAGTTCACGAAGGGTTTTCATCGTACTTGCCTGCATTACGCTTCTTCAGAGCGTCAAAGACTGCCTGATCTTCGGCTTTCTCAATCATCCGGTCGAGGTAGTGGCGGGCCTTCTTCAAGTCCCCTACCCGGTCCTTGTACTGGTGACGCAGGATGTATTTTAGCACGTTCCCTGCGTAGAAGTCAAGCCCCCAGGCGTCGATGATTGCCCAAGGCTGCATAGTCGCCACCTGCTTCTTGTAGTGGTCTCCACCGACTTGGGTGTCGAATGCTGAAAGCTTGGTCTTAGCTTCGGTAAAGGTAATCCTGTCCTTTGTCATGAGTTTACTTTCTCCACACTTATTACAGACTACTTTATTTTCCATATCGTTTCTCCAAATAACTTAAAGAAACAAACATTGGATGAAAGTCCCCATCCTCAACTTCATGTAACATCCAGAACCCACGAGGATAGTTATTTCCTTGTGGTCCTAAATAGTCTTCGTCGTGTTCGTAGCAACTACCCACAAAAAGGCCAATAACAGCCTTACCATCGGCGCGAACACTTCGGTGAATATCCCAATGTTGATTGTGTCCCATAACACAAGTTTGAAGTTTCTTTAGGACTAAAAGGCGAGCAGAAGCTACGGGCCTTCCTAGGACCCCACCGGTAAAATAGTGACAGTAACTAATGCCATCAACGAAGATGGGACGAAGAAATTCAGAAACACTCCAACCGTAGCCAGCGTAGCCAAGGTCGTCAACAGACATCGTACCATCGAGTTTAGGATCGTTGTTCACAGCCCTTTCAATACGGTTTTCATGGTTACCGAGAGTGAGATAAAGTTCTGGAGTCCAGACAGTCTTCTTATTTCTGCGTAGCCTAGCCTGTTCTCGGATGATAGGCTTAGTCAGCCTGTCCATCCCTAGGTGACTGGCTTCCACGTCTTCGCAATACCGTCGCCCTTCAAAACTCTTCTTCCCAACGTCGTAGCTACTGAGGCTAGGCATATCTGCGAAGTCCCCGATCTGTACGATAACGTCAGGCTTCTTCTCTGCCAAGTACATCCCGATTCGCTCTAGGTAATCCAGTGGGACTCCTGGCTTGACTTGGCAATCAGGAATTACTGCGTGAGTTCTCATTCGTATTTGTCGAGATCAGTTCCTTTGACGATAATGTCAGTCATCATCTCATAACCGTACACAGAACTGAGAAAAGTAACAAACTGTTTAAGAACATTAGGCCAAGCAACACTGTCATCAAACGTAACACGCTTCTCCGTTCGTGAGCTAATCGGATAGCTACTCATGCCAACAGTATTGTCGTACTCTTCACTGTTTTCAATACAACGGAATTCATAATCAACAAGTGCCATTTCATTCTCCTTTAGTTAGTGCCTTCCAAGACACAGGATACAGCTTACCACAGATATCGTCCAGTGTCAAGACCAGTTGTCTCGTTTCCTGTTGCGCAGTCGGATCAGTACGTTGATTGTAGACCCTAGCCCAAGCATACAGAGAACCTGTCCAAACCCATTCGGTTAAAACATTGAGAGGAAGAACCATCCTAGCCTGCTCAGGGCAACACCCATTATCCACAAGATCAATATAAGCATCAACACACTTTTCAGCGCATCTAGTGAGGTTTTCTGCGAAGATTTTGCTGAACTCTTCGTCAGACGACCCTTGCTTCACGTTCTCCGCAGCCTTCCTCCACTTCTCAGGCCACCAAAGCTCAGGCTCAGTCTTGACGTACCTGCGAGAGACTTCATTCCAACTCAGCCCCACCTGATGCTTCACCAGCTGCCTAGCTACGAAGATCGGTGCCTTCCATCTCATCGAGACAGTGACATGAGCAAAAGGACTCCAGTGACCATGTGAAGCAAGGTATTGGATAAGTTTAGCGTCGCTGTCCCTAAGCTTAGAACAAGTAACATCCCCGTTGAACAAGTCAGGATCAGATTCAGATACGAGAACGTGTTCCCAGCTAGATTCTTTGTCAAACGAGACACGAGCAGCGTTAACAACGCTAAGATCGCTACCCATGTGGTCAATGTATTCAACTTTCATTCTTATCCTTGAGTGTAAACGCGCATAAGATGTAGTAGATATTGGAAGTCCACGATAGCCAGGGCTTTTCCGTAGTTCTCCCTCATCACCACCACTGGCTGATAGCGGCCTTCGGAGTGTTCGGCAGCTTGGTCGTAGAATCGACAGGCTGCGACCTTGGCTCGGGCTTTGGCTTCGATAGCCCAAGGAAGAAGGCTTCGCGCCTTCGGGCTGAGTTGCACATCCTCGCCACTTGCGCCCATGCTTGTTGACCGTACATCGTCACTCTCCAGTTCATCGAAGTGAGCTAGGATCTCATCCCTCACATACTGCTGAAGCTTACGTCCCTTGGCTTTAGCGGACTGTGGTTTCATTATCGTCCTTGGGTTCCTTTGCAGCAGGTGCCTCTGTTCGATCCAACCATCGTCCACCTTCGCCATCAGACCGATGCAATATAGGGTGTTCATCGATGCCGTAATGATGCTTTCGTCGTGTGCCAGCGTCAGAATGTTCTTCAGTTGTTTTCAAGTAGTGTTCCTTCTGTAATTACAAAGTGTTTAATCCGGTTAGGATATTGGGAAGCTCTCTGAAAACAGTGATAACTGTCTCCATCAAAGGCCACAAAGCCACTATAACGAAGAGGATCGGAATCACAGTACGACATAGCAGTGCGATACAATGGAGCTTCATCAGGGTGGATAACATAGCCAAACCAGACTCCAATTAGGAAGGTGACTAAATACTTAATCATCCTACAAGTCCTGACCAAATGTCGTTTCCGAATGTTTGTGCGGATGACGGCTTGTCACACGCTTTTCATCCCCTCCTGCAATGTGATCCACAGCGACAGCGCCACCATCAACGATTTCGCTGTCTCTACCCCGAGAGTCGCGATATACTTTGCGCCAGTGTCCATATCGACACGCACTACGAATCGATCTTCGGAGTCGATTCCCCAGCAGAATGTGGTGGCATCGTCACTCATCGCTCGCTCCCTTCATCGCCGCGTCGATGGCGGCGTCGGCCTTCTCCTCTGATGCCACCCATCCACCGTTATGCGTCAGCACAGCGATGTGTGCTTCACGGTGCAGCGGGTTAGGCTGTCGCAGCCATCGATACCTCGCAGCATCCCGCGCCAGCGCGTCGCGCTCGTCCAGCAGAGCGGCGATGAGGTCGGCGGCTGCATCCGCTTCGGTCGGGCTGATGTCGGTGAACGACGAAGGGTGCTCTGCGTAGTCTTTCAGCGTCTCGACCAGCGCCCGCGCCTCCGTAATGTCGATGGTCATGCTG